GTGCGATGTAATATGTGCTCTGTGGTCTTGACCTCTATACGCTTGGAAAGGTTTTTGAGACATTGCCTGAATATTTTCAATCGCCGGATCTGAGGGTTGTGGTGGAGGTGGCGGAGGTAAAATTCTATCAATATCTTTAACGCCTAAAGCCTCATACATCTTACGATACGATTGATACAGGTTATGCATCTGTGGATTAGACATTGCTAATTGTAATTCCGTCTGCGCCATAGTAATTCTTTGAGTTTGCGAGAAAATATTAGGATCGGCAACCGGTAAAATATCGATTTTTTCATCAAAATCCTGAACTTTAATTTCTCTTTGTCCTCCTACGACATCATAAGGATAAACGGGAGGTAAATACGTTGCAAAAACTTTTGCTAACAGGTCAAATTCTCTTTTTAGCGCTGCATAAAGTCTTTTATGAATCGCGCTCATCACTCTTGAGCCTCTTTCGAGTAAAGCGACCGTCGTTCCAACCGCTGCTTGCTGATTTCCATCGCCCACTTGCATGTCGGCAATCGAAGCAAACCTTTGACCGGCTTGAACCACAATTCCCATCAACTGTAATAGTGTTTGGGAAGGTTCTTTATAAGGTAAAAACTGAAAAGCGTCTTTTAAACTTCCACCAGGAGCATCTACATCTCTGAATTCTCCAGGTTGAATTGGAGCTGCGTCATCTCTGACTCTCACTCCTCTTAGTTTAAAGCCTGCGGGTAAGTTTGATAATGTTCCTGCGTCTAATAATTGGCGGAGAGCCACCGTTGCGGTTCTGCTCAATCCGCCAATCATGTGAATCAATCCAAAACCATAAAATCCTAGTCCGGGCAGAAATTTAAAGTGGACAAAATATTGGACTTTTTTCCGAGTTGGATCGTTGGGCGCAAAATTCCTTCTGATAGATAAAACGACTCTGCTACTTTCTTCGAGCGTTACTACATAAGGAAGCTTTATTCCTGTAGGTTCCCCTTCGGGACCTACGTCTTCGAATCCTTCAATATCTAAATTAACGTGACACTCTAAAAGTGTGTAAACATCTTCTTGACGACCGACTTTAGTCGTACCGGCAAGTGATTTTTGTTTTTCTTCAACTTTATCACTGGTAATCGCGGGTTTGGTTAATTCGACATCCCGATAAAAACCTGAAACTTGTTGTTTTCTAAGTTCATTTTCCGACATCTTAACCACGTGAATAATAGCTTCGGTGTCATCTAAGGAAGTCGCTGAATACGGAACCACTAAATCATCCGCTTGAACAAATTTAGAAACGGCTCTTTGAAGTAAAGAGTCATAATAAACTTTTTTAAACGTTGATCCTGCTAAGGGTAAATGAAATAACATCTGATCGAATTCGGCTTCGTATTCTTTAAGATCGTACATGATCTCATAATTCATGAAATCTTTAACACGTTGTGATTGCTGTTCACGTTGAGGATCGCTACGACCAATCACTTGTGTTCTCACCGGCCCGTCGGCTGGTAATAGTTCTTTATAAGCTTGGGCTTGAAACTGGGTTACGGCTTCCGCGAGCACGGGGTGGGTTGCACCACTTGCGCCTTGAAACGGTTCGGTTTTAACACTGTATTTAAAACCTAAAAGATCGAGTCCTTTAATATACGTTTGTTCCCAGTCTCTTCTTGAATTTTTATAATCGGTATAATTGGCTTGCATTTCCGAACCGAGTTTGGAAAGAAAACCATCGTCTACCGCGTCGGTTAAGTTATCAAAATGCCCTTCGGGTTGTTGTCCATTGAGCTTGGATCGTGGGTCAAAATTAAGTTCCACGCCGCCATCGGGTAATTCGGTTTGTTCAACGTCCTCTGTAACTTGATCTTCAACTAAATTAACTTCAGTATCTTCTCCAGTTACTTCGGGTGTTGGAATTTCTGTAGGTTGTTTTACGACATTGGGTAATGTCTTATCAATTTCTGCCATTTTCTATCCTATATTTTGAACTATATCATCTCCTGTCAAATAAGTCAATCCTTGCGGTGTTGGACCTCGTTCTGGAGGTATCGTTGTTGTTAATTTTGGTGCGCTTTTAGGTCGCCATACTTTGCCACCATCATTAAAAGGCATTACTAGTTTAAGTTCATATCGTTCATTCTTAGAATCATAAACTACTTCCGCTGTAAGACCCTCATTTCTAGTTTTAAATCCATATTCTTTATTATCAGGACCATACGTTATTTCCGATCGAGAACCATCCTTTTCAAGGCCAATACCAAATTTCCAAATATCATGATCTAACGGAACATTCTCTAAAACTTTTTCTCCTTGATAATAAATATCTTCAGATTCTCTGTTTTTATCGTATTCTCCTTTACCGTAAATTCCTTTGCCTATATCGAGCATGATGTCAGCTCCAATATTCGAAAATCCTGTTTTCTTCTCTACATCAGGTCCTATGCCTACTTCCGTTTCCGTGGCACTAATACGTGGATTAATATTTAAAGGCCCTATACCTACGGAATCTATGAATCGACCGTCTGCTGCTCCAATCCTTCCACCTGCGTTAGCCATGGGTCGTTGGCCCATCTGTCCTTGCCCCATCATCGTTTGCATCATCATTTGTTGCTGCATGACTCTTGGGTCCATGTTCCGTGGTGCAAGACTCGGGAGTCTTGGAGCTTTCATTGGATTAAGTTGACTTCCGTCTGAAGGGGAAGACATTGGGGGTTGAGGGGGTTTTTGAAGTTGTGATTGTCCCGTTGACTTCTCCCATGGAGCATGGCCCACGGATCCGCCTTCACCTTTTTTAACTTTGCTTGTACCGTAAATAATATCATAAACTTCGTCTATGCTATCGTCGTACAACCCATAGCCTGAATCAATACCTGAAGCATTCAAAAATTCCTGTTTATCTGTCAATTTAACTCCCTTTTTGGTTATTGATTCATATACTGCTCCTGTATTACCATAATCATCAGTATGTTCTAATTCCATTTTACCTCCAGCTTTTTTAACATCCTCAACCCAACTTGTAGCTTCACCTATATCAACATTATCCACATATCCTGTTAATTTTCCTGAAGGATCTTTAACCGTTCTAACATCTTTACCAAAAACTTTTCTCAGAATATTAATTCCTTTAGCGGTTAAAGATTCAAACTCATAATTACCCGCCCAGGAAGCTATGTCATCCCACTCATACGGTTCATTAACACCTGTTTTATACGTCACTCTAATATCATCTACTTTTTTTGAAGCTCCTTTAAGGAGACCTCCCAGTCCAATCGCTTTTAATGCCACCATCAAACCGCTTGTACCCGCCATGATGTTAAAGTCTCTTCGACTCTGACCAAAAGAAGTTATTTTATCATTGATCGTTTGATCTAACGTTTTTCCCTTTTTTAATTTACCTAATGTTTTACTCGCCTGCTTAATTAGATTTTGTCCTATCTTGAACGCTCCGCCTACGGGGACGGCTATTTCCGTTCCGAGTCCTAGGACATTTCCAATCGTTTTTTGCTTATCGGATACTTTGGCCCCTTCCGCTTCAGCCAAGGACGATATTCCAAGGTTCTCGGCCCATGAACCCGGAGTAATATTTTCTAAAGCTTCACTAAACATTTTTTTATCAGGAGGGGATTGAAGTAATTTGCTAATTAACTCACCCCCTGCAAAAGGCAGCTTGGATAAAGTTTCAGCAGAATTAACTATTCCTTCTACCGCTTTGTCCGCATAGTAGGGAATACCCGTTTGACTCATGATTCCTGTACCTTCTTGAAAACCGATTCTTCCGCCTTCGGCTTTGGATTCTATTCTTATTTTTTCTTCAAGTTGAAGAACTTCACTCGGCTTAGGTTGACGACCATGTTCAACAATAAAATCTATAATTAAATGTCCTATTTTAGGAGGTTCTCCTCCTTCTTGCATCCCAATCCTTCCGCCTTTAGCTGCTTCAACATTGCCTGTAAAAAGGCCTTGTTGGTAATAGCGATCTTCTGGTGGAGTGAGGTCATCAAAATCTTTTGGAAGGATGCCCACAGCTCCTCCATAATCCACGTTAAATTGAGCTTCAGCTTTAGGCCCGGCACTTAAAATTTTTCTCTCTTCATCGGTTAAAGGTTGGTCCTGCATAAATTTTTCTAAGATTTCTTCCCAACTTAAAGTCACTTCTCCACCCTCCTGATATTTTTTATCGGTAAAAGGATTTCTTGCTTTAGGAAGTTTCTGGTTAATATAATCCATTAACGGCATTTCACTCGCGTGGTTATCTTTCCAGTCAGCCCAGGAGCCTCCATAGGAGAACGCGAACCCCGGATCACCGCCATACATCATTCCAACTCTTCCGCCTTTAGCTTTCATTTCATACTTCACCGCAAATTCTTCGATACTCATACCCGTTCCTTCTTGACCGCCTACTTGGTCATAAAGGTCTCTAATAATTCTCCATTTATCAACGAGATCTCCTCCTTGAAAACCAGCTCTTCCGCCTTCACCCAGCATCTCACCTAGGCCTCCTGCGGATTCCATAATGTCAATGTTTAAATCTTTTTGTTTATCTTTATAAATCTCGATTAAGGCTTCATAGGATTCTGGCATCAGACTCGATTTTAATTTTTCAATCGCCTTGAGTCCTTTATCAATTTCCTTTTGACTTGGACCACCATTTTTCAATCCAGCGATTCCGCCTTCAGCTTTTCCTGGTGGTTTTTTAGGAAAGGGTATAATTTTAGCAGGTCCCTTAGGTTTAGGGGCAACAAATTTTGGCCAAAGTCTTCCTCCTTTATCAATATGGGGTCCTATTTGTAGATCCTTGATGGTTGTTTTCGGAGTAAGTTTTTTTGGAGTAATTTTCGTTTTAGGAATAACCTTAGGAGTGAATCCTTTAAATTCATTATAATAATTTTTTGCTTTGCTAAGTAGCTTGGGAAAATGACTTTCGAGAACGACTTTTCCACCCTTGGTCGCTTCCTGCCAGACTTTGTTTAAATATTTTTGTTTGCCCAGTGCCCACTTGCCAGCTGATAAAACGAATTGTATATAATTCATTAGAATCCTTTCCTTGCTAATTTAGGTATCCCTGTAACAAGACCCCCTTTATAATTAGATTTTCTAGGGTGTTTCCCAACTTTATCAGGATGAGCTAGTGCATTTCTAACCTCTGCTCTTTTTCTGATCACCTTATCAAATCCTGCTCCTAACGTTTTATGTTCCTTTTTGGTCCAAGTCTTATTCCTTTGCATAATCTTCAGCGTAACGTCTTTTGTTGCCCTAGCAGTTTCTAATCTCTCTTGTGCCTTATTTAAAGTTTTTGATTTTTTTCCACTTTCTGTTTTTGCTTGGTCTTTTCTAAATTGTCTAATATCTTTTCGACTTTTATCGATTGCTGGTTTAACCTTTTTCATAAGTGGCTTAGTTGATAATATAAGATTTGGAATTCCTTTTTTCTCCAAAGCTTTTGATTCTTTATAACCTTCTTTGCCACGCCAAGCCTTTGCAACTCGGTCCGGTCCACTTGTTCCCCTTAGCCAGGGGGCGCTTCCTAATTTTTTACCCATTAGTAATAAGTCCTATTTATAAGTTCACGCTTGGGCTCGACGTAGTCTTCTGGGTGAGTGACAAAACCACCCTGCCTGAAGCGCATAACGGCTTGAGTCATACTATCAACTAAATCGTCGTGGTCTCCGAAAGGAAACGCTGCACATTCCTCGATCACGTCTTCCGCGAATTTAAATTCAGGCGCCCAAATCATTCCTGACTCAAACAGCGGTGCAACCGAGTTTACCCTTACATGCTTATCATTTCCACGGCTCGGTGTAAAGTTCATTACGGGGATATCCATCTTCCTTAATTCATAGGTTAGGGGTAATCCTGAAGCCTTAGCTTCGATCAGGACGCTTTCAGGTTGCCAGTATTTATAATTTTCCAGAGCTTTCCGTCTGAGCTCGGGAAACTCATATCGTCCTTTAATCGAATCGAGTAGAATCAAATTAGCTCCACTATCCTCACTCGGGTAAAAAACACCCCATGTGGTAATGGCACTATAGTCCGCCGTTTCCTTCTTCATGAAGGCGGTATCATACGATTGAATCACATGGTAAAGCGGGGGAATCGTATCGGATTTCCATTTACGCCACCACTCCCTTTTTATAAGGGCTCCTTCTTCTGAGGTAGGATTCTGCATCCATTGTGCATTCCACTTAGCAACCGGTAGGGTTGCTTTAACTTTTTCTAATTCTTCTGCGCCCCAGTACTCTGGCCAGACGGGTCCATGGTCCATGATTGCTGGAAACTCGACCACTTCCCACTGATCACCCTTCACTTCCTTTTGATTTTTTAACAACATCGCGGTCAGGTCTTTTGTTGACCACCGTGTCATTACTAAAACAATCGAAGCTCCAGGTTGAAGACGTTGTCTTGGTCCTGAGGTGTACCATTCATAGGCATTTTCCAAAGCAGAAGCCGACATGGCATCTTGCTCCGAATGTGGGTCATCAATGATTAATAGATCAGCACCCCGTCCAGTGATAGCTCCACCGACCCCGGCCGCGAAGTACTCGCCGCCTTGTGCCGTTTCCCACCTCCCAGCAGCTTTACTATCTTCCTGTAATCTGGTTTTAAAAATTTTATGATATTCTTCACTATCGATTAAGTGCTTGGCCTTACGACCGAACTTAATGGCGAGTTCTCCCGTGTGGGTTGCTTGAATGATCTTTAATTTTGGATTACGGCCCACCATCCATGCGGGTAGCAGATAGGAGGCAAATTCAGATTTTGTATGCCGGGGCGGCATATTCACGATTAAACGTTTTATCTCACCAGTAGCAATTTTATTAAATTTTTTTGCAACGTGCCTGTGATGGGACCCTT